TCCGATCTCAATAAGATACTGATCTGGTCGTGCAATCATCTGCGTCATAACAGAAAGAAAACGATCCGTTGCATACAGAGTTCGCATAGTATCCCCACGAATGGCTGGAGTGCGAATCCACGTAGGTCCAGTAGAATATGTGAACTCGCTTTGCGGCCAGCCAGCGATCTTGTGGTACCTTGACGACAAATGATCTAGAAAGTCAAGATCATTGTCTTGTGGATTGATTACATGAACATGGATAGCCGTATCCTTAGAAGCCGCAGAAGCGATCAACGCTGGTGCGTGTAGATTAAGATATACAGAATCGCAGGATGTGAACAGTTTCATTATCGACCAATGATGTTATATTGACCAAACGTATCGTTGCTGATATGCGGAGTCCATCCGTTCAACGCAGCTTCGGCTCGCGTATCTTGCCATAGCTTAACAAGATCAGCTCGCGGATGCTCGCGCGTCTGACCAGTGAACCAAGTCGGTTTCCATGGCTGAGTAGCCATTTCAGTATAATGCAGATGCCAGATATCTTCAATAGGAAGACCGTCGCCGTCATGACAGTTCCAGCGCGGATCAAGATCCAACACATGATCGCTTCCAGAGAACATACCGATATAGCGATGATGGATGTCTGGATTACCCTTCATTCTTGCAACAGGCTGGAGCATGTCACCCAACAATTCGCAGTCCATCAGAATGACGCAGAACTCATGCCCACCGAAACGCTTACCACGACGAGCCGCCATAGGTCTATTGTGCATATCAATACTGAACAGATCTGAGATGTCGCGCAGATTCAGCTGATCTACGTCCATGTAGATGGCACGACCAGTAAACTCACATGCTTCGGGGATAGCCCAACGGAATCCACTGAACGGAGTTGACCAGCGCGGAGTATTCCAACCACCCCAGATGCTAGATGCGTCTTGCGACTGACGCATCCATGTGATATCCAGCGGAATAGTGGTGTTCTTACGGAGAGTATATTCCAACACCATTTCAGCCTCGGCGTCTTCGTTGTTAGCCGACGTGCCGACGAAAATTCTAATAGGGTCAATCATTCCTTCTTGTCTCCGATAAGCTGTAGCATGTGGACGAAGATGTTGATGAAGTCCAGATAAAGCATCAACGCACCAATCACGCCAGCCTTTTCACGTTCATCACCTTCAGCATCGTCGTAGGTTTCCTTAATCTGCTGAGTATCATAAGCGGTTAATCCTGTAAATACAAGAACAGCAAGGATGCTAATAACAAAGGCAAAGACTGAGCTCTGTAGGAAAATGTTTACCACACCAGCGATAACCAACCCTAGAGCTCCCATTATAAAGAATGACCCCATGCTTGTCAAGTCTTTTTTAGTGGTGTATCCATACAAAGATGCAGCACCAAACGTAGCAGCCGAGATAAAGAATACGTGGATAATGCTACCCATCTTGTAGATGGCAAAGATCGAACTGAGACTCAGCCCCATCGCAGCAGCAAAGGCAAATAGGAAAATCTTAGCCGTAGAAGAACTCATTCGTTCGACCAAGAACATAAAACCCAAGCTCATAGCCAGCGGAGCCAACATCACAACCCACTTGAGTGGCGTTCCCCAGATAACAGCCGTGAGGGCTGGCGACATTGAAACGCCAATGGAAACCAGCCCGCTGAGAGCCAATGCGAACGTCATGTAGTTATAGACCTGCAACATAAAGTTGCGTAGGCCTTCGTCGTATCTTACTGTGTCTCTTGCAGCAGAAGTGTTAGATTCGTTCGTAATGTAATTCATTTATGTTCTCCTCTTGAAAAACATACCAGTTGTTTGCATAAAAGGTTTTTGCATTGTGGAAGCTTCGTTACGGATGTACTTAGTGATCGTATCATCATAATCGAAATCATACTTATCAAAAACTTTGTGCCAGTATTCTTGTGGCTGGCAGTTCACGTGATGGTGTCCAGGATAACCAGGCGGAGCAGCAGTTGCTACAACATACTTACAACGAGCAAATGCGTGCATGTAGTTATCCTGATACTTTTCATCTACGTGTTCAAGAAACTCTACAGACCAGCCGAGATCAAACTCAGCTTTCGTAGTCAAGCAAGGACCAGTAGTGAAATCGTGAATGATGATATCAGTATCTTTTTCTTTCGGAACTTCCCAGTCGCCATCGATACCAACAGCTTCAAGTCCGCGCATGCTCGCGAGCGCGACCATCCCACCAGGACCACACCCAATATCAAGGAATGACTTGATGCCATACCTACCGATTAGAAAAGCGAGCGTTCCGCGATCATTGTGGGTCTTGTTGAGATGCCCGCCTAGATGCGAGGGCAGAGAATCTTGATTTGTTTCTAATGTGTTCTGGTCCACGATGCCACTTCCCATTAATGTTGTCGTTCAAATAGTTATCGTCTTCGAGCACGCCATGCGCAAACTGCTCTTTCACTTCCTCATAGTTTACTCGACCTTTCGTCGAATGTAAAGAAATTATTTCGCGCCTGAAGAGGGATTTGTCAGAATCTTTGATCTTAGCTTTGAGTACGTCGCTGGATCCATAGTATGTTTGCCAGTCGGATTCGGATCGCTGGCGGCGAGTTTTTCCACGGGCTTTACGGATAGACCAGAAGTATTTTCTTCCGATATACTTTTGGCCTTCTGGTGTCGTGATGACATACACAAACCCGTATGAGTCTTTGATATCTTCACTTGTAAATGCTTTTCCGTCAAACGTCCATGGATTATCATATTCAGCCATAAACTTATATATTACTGGAAATTTCCAGCGGATACATATCTTCAAGCTGTTTCAATAGAACTTCGCACTTATCCATTTCTTTGATAGCATGTTCTAGCTCGTCACCAGAAACCATATGGATGTTTTCGCGTATAGACTGCAGCTTATCTAAGACAACATTATATCTTTCGTTGATGCTCATCAGCGATTCGGTCATCATCTTTGAAGTCTTCCCATTTGATTATTTCGAATGTTCCATTGTGATGTTCTACTAACGCCGTGCATGACTCAACCCAATCGCCACAGTTCATGTATCTAATTTCGTCAATGTCACGAATATTAGCATGATGAATGTGACCACACACTATACCACTTAGACCCTTAGTTTTTACATACTTCGTCAGAGTTTCTTCATAGTTCCCGATGAAGTTTACAGATTCCTTGACCTTGTGCTTAAGATACGAAGATAAAGACCAGTGCGATAGCCCAAGTCGTGATCTTACTTTGTTTAGCATGACGCTGATGGAAATGCTAACGTCATAAGCCCATGAACCAAGATGAGCTAACCACTGTGCGTTTTTCATTACGATATCAAACTGATCGCCATGCGTAACAAGATACAGCTTATTATCAACTCCAACATGGATAGCTTCATTAGCTATGATGATATGACCAAACTCGTTGTTGCAATAGTTCCTCATGACTTCATCGTGATTGCCATGAATGTAAACTATCTCAGTTCCTTTTCTGGCCTTACGCAGTAGCTTCTGAACCACATCGTTATGATGTTGTGTCCAGATGTTCTTCTTAGACATAGCCCAACAATCAACAATATCACCAACCAAATATATCTTTTCGCACTCAAACGTTTTCATGAAGTCAAGCAGTTTATCCGCTTGACTCATCTTCGTACCTAGATGTATATCTGAAATGAATACTGTTCTATACGACTTCATCTAAAATCCTTGTAGTCGTTAGAGTAAGACTTATTACGAAAAGTCACATAGAAATAGTTTATCAGATATAACCAAGTCGTTTTCATCACGCCTTGCTTCTGTAGTCTTCTTGAAGAGGAATACAGATTCAAGTTCATAAGAAACTTTATCTTGCCGTATTCGTATAGTCTTTTGGCTGTCATCGTATCTTCGCCGTAAAAAGCGATAGATGTATCGTAGCCGTTCAGTTCGTCAAGATACTTCTTCTTGATTAGACAGTTACCGCCTTGCAAAAACACACCTATGAAAAGATTGCTAAAGTATGCAAGATAGTAGTATAATCTTGTAGCAGCCCTCAAAGATATACTCGCATCGTCATACACAAGGGGCCCAGTTACGGCTGCTACTTTTTCGTTTTGAATATGCTTTAGTGCTACATCAATCCATTCTTTTGGTATTCGAGAATCAGCATCGATGTTAGCTATCAAATCATACTTTGCGTTTTCATAACCAGTTTGTCTAGCAAAGACGACACCCTTCCTGTCTTCTGCTATAACGATAACGCCTTCATCTCTTGCGATATCTGCTGTGTTGTCTGTGCAGTTGTTATCTACAACAATGATTTCGTATTGTATATTAGAGGCTGCTTCCTTGATAGAACGAATGCAGTCTCTAATGTATTGTTCTTCGTTATAGCAGGGAATGATAAACGATATCATTCGTCATCCTCTTCTAGTTCCTCGATCGACTCTTCCTCGGCGTCTGCCCCACAAAAGGGGCAGAACTGAGGCGTTGCTTTTTTTCCACGCTTTTCATAGATTACTGTATAGTCATATTCTCCGCATGGGCAGGACAGATCTTTCTCGGCCATCGATTAGACCTCGCATCCACCGGCGACACAAGCAAGTTCTTGCGCTCCCGTGGTAGTATCAGTCTTTTCATAATCCTTGAGCTTGTTCCAGTCAATTGATCTAGGCATCTTAGCAGAGAACGCTTCGTACTCTTCCTTCTCGATATCCTGATAAGGAGCCTGCTTGTAAACGTGATCAGAGAACGGAAGGAACGAAACACCAGACATCTTGTCGAAGTGGTTGTATACCCACGCTCCTACGTCAAGCCACTCATGCTCCTTCACAGAGATAGTGACGGACGGCTTATGTTCACACCAGTGATCCTGATACGTTACCCAAAGTTCCAGCTGCTCGATAGCTGTCATATCCGTACGGAACACAGCATTCTCAGGAGCCTTCATTGGGAACGAGAACACATACACGTTGTCTGGTCGCATTGCACAATCTTCAACTGGAACACCAGCATCAATCATCAGCGCAGCAAGCGGGTCTTTCTTATCAGCGCGAACGGTGCGAATATAGTAAGGATTGTGACGAGCATGAATACCAGAAGCAGAATCACACAACTGGCTAACAGTACCAGAAGGCTTAACGCAGGTAACAGCAGCAGACTGCGGAATACCTAGCTGCGCAGCAAACTCTGCATTCGCGGCAACAGCAACTGCACGAAGTTCTTCCAAGCGCCCTGCAAGCCCTGGCTTCTTTCCGTTAGTAAGTTCATTATCCATGATACCTGTCAGGGAAACTCCGAGAAGGCGTTCCTCTTCGCAGTTCTTCTTCCAAGCGGAAGAAAGATATCGGAAGTTGGTTAGGGTAGACTGCCATGTGCCAAGGATAGATGCTAAACGGACTTTTTGCTTCAGATCTTCCATCGTATCCGTAGCTCGAATAACAACTTCCGTTAGATTGCAAAATTCCTTGTCGCGTAGAATGATTTCTGAGCATGGGTTGGTTCCAAAATCGTAGTTAGGGTCGCGGCGACCGTGCTTGATAACAGTAGCCTTCGCGCTCGCGCGATTGAAGATACCACGCTCACCAGACTTTGATTCATAGAGCGACTTCCACTCTTCCATGAACAAACCAATGTCAGGCTTTTCTTTGTAGATAGCTGAGTTGTTAGCAAGCGCACGCTGCGACTCATCCTGCCACCACTGACCCGACTTAGCTGTGCGCATACGGTCGTCGTTCAAGTCTGATAGGGAAATGAGAGCAGAACGACGAACGCCACCAACAACTACGATATCAGCAATCTTACATACAATATCATGACACTCTAGCGTGTTCAGACGACGACCAGCAGCACCCTTGAACTTCGCGACGCAGAACTTGAACAAAGCGTCCAGCGGCTCTGGACCAGATGCACGACCACCGAATGTCTTGAGAGGAGTTCCGGCTGGGCGAACCTTAGAAAGATCCCACTTAGGAATCTGCCCAGAGTAAAGAAGATGAACGAGTTCTTTGAGAGCTTTGGCCCAACCCAGCTTAGAGTCGGCTACCATGATTGTTGTGTCGGAAGGATAAAATGATTCTGCGATTAAGGGGAGTTGTTCTACGTCTTTTGATTCTACAGAAAAACCTACGCCAGTGCCGTTCATAAGGATGTATAGAATTTCATCAAACGAACGCGGGCTATTGACTGCGACGTACGAGCAATTATATGCTGCAACGTTCTCGCGCTTGAGCGCTTCACCAGCAGTCATGACGCAACGCATCGAAGGCATAACCTTCTGCGAAAGAACTGCGTCTTCGATTTCCTTACGAATCACGTTGATATCGTAGTTGTGGTTTTCCTTAAGATGTGCATCAAAGAAGTCAAAGAAACGTGAAATGGTTTCTTCCCAACTTTCTCTACGACCCTGGTCCCATAAGAATCTCGAATAACGCGAAAGATGAATAAACTGTTGGTAGAGGGTAGGTAGATAATTAGACATGATTACTCCGTTTCTTCTTTCTTTAGACAAAATTATACCGTTCGCAGACATTGCGCCTGCGCTAACACTTCTTCCAATCTCGGATTGCCAATTTAAGAGCTAGACCCTTAAACGTGGATTTATTTAGTATATGCTCAACTTCCGAAACACTATATCCTGATAGAATAGCATCATTGATATCTTTAAAATTCCAACTGCTATCCCAGATAACCATAGCAAATCCACGTTGTACAAATGATTCTACACGCTTTACAACTTGTTTGTTTCTAGGCTGATTATCAAAAATCAATACGACGTTTTCGCCAGACAAACTGTAAATCGCACGAGTAAAGTCCGTTCCACCAGCACCGATAGCATTGCTAAGGAACATACTGTCGATTGGACCTTCCGTGACGTATATAGTATTACCACGTCTTACTCGATCTAGATTATAGATCAACGGATCATCAGTAATTCTGATTGTACAATATCGCAAGGATGAGTTACCCATAGCGCGACCTGTAACGCCAGTGAGCAACCCATCCTCGCGTCGAAACGGAATCACCAGCCGTTCATCTGCAAGCAGACGCCCCTCATAGGCTGGGTTCAACGTTTCGAGTTCTTTGAAGTTCCGCGCATAATAGAGATCATTCCAACGATCTTTTGGAATCTTGCGCGACTTGACGTATTCTACTGCACGATGATGCAAAGGTAGCTCGTCGATGCGAGGTAGCATCGAGTCAAGAATGATTGGCGGGCGTTCGACTTCCGTCTTAGGGATGAGGAACGGGGTTTCCTGTGTGTTGCTTAGTGTTCGTTCTTTGAACGATTCGAGCCTGTACGCCTTGGCCAGACCAGGATCAACGAGCTCAATAAGTTTACCAAGATTAGTACCGACATCGCAATTGTGACACTTATAAATGAGACCACCCGATTTCTCAAACAGGTAGCCTCTTGTTTTCAATTTGTTCTTCTGTGAGTCGCCACAGAAAGGACAGCGGAAGTTATAGACCCGATCAGACTTCCGCTTGAACAGCAGAAGCTTGTGCGAGATCATCTGTGCATATTTGTGATCAATAAGGATAGTAGACATAGGTTCATTATAATCAGCTCAATGAAGATTGTCAAGACTATTTTTGCTCCTGCTTATAGTAGTCTCTATAGGCTGCGATCACGGCGTTCTGCTGCTGAATGTACTTACGCATCTCAGCCACGTTAATTGAAAGAGCTTGATAACCCTGTGATGTTAGCGCATACAGCACGACATCGCCACGACCACTTAGCTCCTGCATCTTAGCAGAATAGTTCTCAGGAGTGATAACAACCCACTTAACGTCAGATTGTGTGATAGGATTGACTGGCGGAACGATGAGCTCTGCGCGCTCGACGAGCACGGGCTTATCTAACACCTTTGTTGTTTCGCTGCAACCAGCCAACAGCAAAGCACAAAGACCTACGGCTGCTAATTTCATTCTGCGGCCTCCTTGGGTTTTAACGATTCGATCAAGTCTCTGCATATGTTATTACGTATCTTACCGCTTATTTCGTCAGCTGTCAAGGGTGAACCCGTCACTATTTCATTGCAACGTAATGCGTCTCTGGTCCCGCGATTGACTCGCATTTCAGTTTCTGAAGGAGGAGCCTTAGCAAGAGCATCGAGGCGCGACATCTTGCGGCTTAGATTACTCACTTCGTTTTGAGCAGCCTGTGCTTTCGCGGCTACTTCCTGATTGATTTCGCCCATACGTTTTAGATCACGTTGGGTTTGTTCCATCACCATTTTCTGTTGAGTGATCACGCCTTCCATACGCTGCTGAACTTCTGCAGCTGCTTCTAGCTTACCTTGTAGAGCTTGAATGTAAAAGTACCCACCAGAGATGACAGAAAATAGGATAGCTGCTATGATTAATTTTATCTTTAAGCCCATACCTACTCTCCTCCGTTTCCTCCCGATCCATCACTTCCACCTCCCATGGCGCTAGTGCGACTCACCGCTTTTACGCGGCGACCTAGTGCTTTATAGAATACCGATTGTTCGCCAGTCATCTTACGACGCATAACAGCCTTGAACATCATAGGCTGCCCATATCTTTTCTTTGCGCCCTTAGGACCGATATTAGGTTGACGCTTGCTCCAATGGACTGGATCCGTGCTTACGTTGGCTCCAGCTACGTTAGCGATTCCGCTAGTCGTAGGACTACCAGGCGCACCACCAAGAGCACCGCCCATATCTTCTTTTACGACACCAACTTTACTTTTAAGCCACGCTTTTCTAACAGCTCTGCGCAATGTGTCGCTCGCAGCTTTTGTTTTCGCTGGCTTCTTTTCGAATGTTCTTTTGATGTTGACTTTTCCGACAAGTTCTGGAGATAGTTCTTTGAGATCGGTCATTAGATTTTCCTTAGTATGTCAACTACTTTCATATCCATAATGACATCACTGGTTCTTATAGTCTTAGAATCTTCACCGATGTTATCTACGATATCTGGCCAGTAGTTCAATAGCAATAAGAATGGCTTTAGTATGTGCAACTGATCATACAACTTAAAGGTTAACATACGGGTCAACGCTTTATGTTCAAAAACATTGTAAAGAATCATCAAGTGATTCAGAATCAATCGTTCTTTCAGTTCTCCATGCTTTTCATAACGACCAAACAATCTACGAATGTTTTTTATCCTAGTAAGATCATCAAGAAACTCTTGTTCGTCAACACACGGATTCAAATAATGATGGGCCGCATAAAGAAAGAAGTTGTTATCGTCCAATTTACCTTTCATATCACTTTTTTATTTCTTTAGCAGCCTCCACGATATCCGTGTTGCTTGCTTCTGCTTTAATGAAAAAGCGCGCCGTCATTGACAGCACGCCCCACGAAATAAATCCTATGAATGCTCCAGCTGCTAGAAGATGATCGATCGACGAAGGCGTGTTAATCCATTCGCACAATGCTGGAGCAAATATGATAGCTGATCCTGTGCATACGCCGCCGCGTATGGTAGCATCAATAATTGTTGTCGGTTTCATAAACGCAAACATAGCTAGCCCACCAAACAAACCGCCTAGGGCGGAGGCTGACTTTGCTGCTACGTATGATCCTGCTGCTTCTATAGACATTAGTGATACGTTCCTAGATATTTGTTAACGGCTTCTTGAACATTATCAGGAAGATTCA